AAGATGGACTACTTAAAATTAAACTTGGTTTTAAAGAACCAAAAGAAATTGAAGGCGTTAAAGTAGACGTAAAATAATGACTACACTTACATTATTTTTTATTATTTGTTTTATAATCGTATTATATCTAATTTATAACAACTATAAATAATGTTACCTTACAATGAGGAGGAGTGGAAATTTATATCCACTCCTTCAAATCTTCTCCCATAATTTGAGTTGCAATATCAACTTTAGTTCTTAAAGCTTTTACAATTTTTTCATCAACAGTTCCTTCCGCTATGATATCAATATAAGTCATTGGTTTCTCTTGACCAATACGATCAATCCTAGCTTCTGATTGTTGTCTTTTTTCTAAATCATAACCATTAGAATAATAAATCATAGTAGATGCACCGGTTAATGTAATTCCATATCCACCTGTTTGAGGAGTACCTATAATAAATCTTACTGAACTATTTGGATCTTGAATTAATTTAATTGCTTTCTGTCTATCTTCTGTGGAGGTATCACCATAATAAGTAACAACAGAATTATCTCCATATTCTTTTTTAATAGCTTCAACAATGACTTCTATATCATATCTATAATGAGCCCAAATAACTGCTTTACCTTCCATTTCAGATAAAACATCCATTAATTCATCTAATCTATTACTAGCAATTTTTTGTGTTTGACCATCATCAGATTTAAAATGACCACAAGTAATTTGATGTAGTCTCATTAATTGAGTTATAACATTATGTGTTGTAGTTAATTTACCATTCAATGTTGCAAGTGCAATTTCTTTCATTTGTTTATAAACTTTCTTTTGTTCTTCAGTTAATTGAATAGTTCTTTTCATATAAGTTTTAGGAGGTAAGTCTAAACAATCATCTTTTAATACTCTATGTGAAAAAGGTTTAATTTTTTCTGAAAGTTCACCAAGATTTCTATAACCAACTACAATTTCTATTTGTCTTCCACTGACCATTATTTTTTTCATTAATGCATATCTAGTTCTAAAACTATAATAAGATTGTTGTTCTAATAACCATGGATCTAAAAACCAACATTGAGTATATAAATCTAATGGAGATTTAGTTACAGGAGATCCTGTTAATATTCTTTTATATGAAACATTTTTACCAAGACCAATAATATTTTTAGTCCTAATAGCCCCTGGATTTTTTATTGTAGTGGATTCATCTATTGCCATTAAAGTTTTATGACAGCTTAAAAACTTTTCTGCAAATTGTTTTCCTTTTTTAGTAGACAATGCTTCAACATTCATAATTAAAATGTGAAGATCATAACTAGATTTAAATAATGTATTTAATTCTTTTTCTTTAGATTTACCTGCTGAAGATTCCCATAACACCATAGTTTTTTCTATGTGATCCGCCATATGAGTTGGTATTTCAGAGTCAAACCAGTTCTTATAAACACCTTTTGGAGCTATGATTAAAGCGCCATTTATAAGGCCTTTATCATAAAGTATTGACATATTGTCTATTAATACTTTAGACTTGCCGGTTCCCATTTCCATAAAATAAGCAAATACTTTCTTATCCCAAGACATTTCTAATGCCTTTAATTGATGTGCAAATGGCTTTGTCTTAAACTTATAATGCATATATAATAGTTAGTTCTTTCTATTGATTACTATAACACATTAATATACAAAGTGTCAAGAATGGAAAAAAATAAAGTTTACGTTATTCAAGATGTGCCAGGCACAAGAGAAGGAAGACCAAAGATAAATATTATTGGTGCTTCTCAATTTGGTTCATTAAAAGTTCTGCTTCCAGAAAATGCACAAATTATATTAAGTGCAGGACCTGTTGTATTTAAGTTACGACAGTTGCTAAAAGATTACACTTCAGAAGATTATTTACTACTTACAGGTGATCCAGCAATAATTGGTGTTGCGTGTTCAATAGTTTCTGATATAACAAATGGCAAGTATAAATTATTAAAATGGGATAAACAAGAAAGGAGATATTATCCAATTGAAATTGACTTGTATCAAAAATCTGAAACGAGCACTTGACAAACGTAATTTAAGGGATTATAATATACAGAATAGAAAGGTAATAATATGACAATAAATTTTGAACAAGACCGAGTAGAATCAGTAACGCAAATTGATGCGGCAAAAACTTTATCAGATAAAGTTTTAAAATTAAAAGATTTAGAAGATGAAATTGCTAATGCAGAAGAAAGCATTAACAAATTAAAAGAACAAGCAAGAATACTTTCACAAGTGGAAATTCCTGCCATGATGCAGGAAATGCATATTACAAAATTAAAGCTGAAAGATGGTGAATCTGTAGAAGTAAAACCTTTTTACAGTGCAGCTATTATTCCTGAAGTTCAGGAAAAAGCTTTTACATGGCTTCGTAACAACGGTCTAGGCGATATCATTAAAAACGATATCACTGTTACCTTTGGTCGTGGCGAAGATAACAAGGCGGCACAATATGCTGTCCTTGCACGAGGTCAAGGGTTTGAACCAGTCCAGAAGGTTGGTGTTCATGCCCAGACACTCAAAGCAGTGGTCAGAGAGCGTATCGAATCTGGACAGGATATGCCCTCTGATCTATTTAAAACGTTTGCAGGTAACCAAACAAAAATAACTAGGAGATAATAGAAAATGGAAACGCGAAACGAGAAACAAGTAGCAATAAAAAAAGATGCACCATTGCCTTCATCAATATTGTTTGAAAGCGATGCACATGCTGGTTTTGAGAATGTAAAGAACACTAGTGTTGCTTTACCTATCTTAAAACTATTACAGAATGGATCAGCAGAAGGACAGAAGCGAAATCAAGCTTATGTAGAAGGTGCTGAACCAGGAATGTTACTAAATACAGTAACAAAGAAAGTTTATGATGGTTCAAAAGGAATAGAAGTTATTCCATGTCATTATAAACTGGAGTTTCAAGAATGGTCGGATTTTGGAACAGGATCAGGAAGACCTGAACAAATATATCCAGATACTTCTGATATACTAACTAAAACTACAAAAGATCAAATGGGTAAGGATAGATTGCCAAATGGTAATTACATTCTTACAGTTGGTCAACATTTTGTTTTAATAGTAGATAAAGGTTCTACTGAAACTGCTCTTATATCTATGAGTTCATCTCAAGGTAAAGTTAGCAGAAAGTGGAATGCAATGATGATGTCAATAACTATGGACGGAAAAAATGGTCCATATACACCTCCATCATTTAGTCACGTATACAAATTAAATACCGTTTTAAATTCCGGTAAAGGAAATCAATGGTATGGATACAACATTACAAAAGTTGGTCCTGTAAGTGATGCAGCTATCTATGAAAGAGCAAAACAGTTCTATCAAAGTTTAGCAAATAATAAGTAAATACTAAATGGGGTGGTAGAAATATCACCCCAATACATTGAGAGTGGATATGTTAGAAAGATTTAAGCAAGTATTTGCTGGCCTAGAATCATCCTATGGTCAGACAAAGATGACTGGTGAAATTAGAGATGATGGAAAAAATGAAGCAGAATCAATAACAGTACATAAGCCAGTAACAGATATGTTATGGCAAAAACATTTGAATGGAGAATTTCCAGCATTAGGAATTGTACCTATTAGACAAGATAGTAGATGTAAATGGGGATGTTTAGATGTGGATGTTTATGATTTAGATCATAAAGAATTAATTACAAAAATAAAAAATAAAAATTTACCATTAATAGTTTTTAAATCAAAATCAGGTGGTGCACATATATTTTTATTTGTAAAAGAATTTGTTCCGGCATCTTTAGTTAGAGAAAAATTAAAAACAATGGCCGCAATGTTGGGTCATGCAGGTAAAGAATTATTTCCAAAACAAGATTATATACTTGCAGATAAAAACCAAGTGGGTAGTTGGTTAAATGTTCCATATCATGGTGGAGATAATTCTGTAAGACGTGCGCTAGGGGATGATGCAGAACTATTAACTTTAGAAGAATTTTTTAAATTATATGATAAAAAAGTTTTATCTGAAAAAGATTTAATACAATGGAAAGAACCTATAACTACCGAAGATGAAGATTTATTAGAAGCTCCACCTTGTTTAGTTACTTTATTATCTGACAAAGTTCCTAAAGGTAAAAGAAATGATACTATGTTTAATGTTGGTGTTTACTTAAGAAAAAGATTTCCAGATACATGGAAAACAAAGTTAAGCACTTATAATGGCAAATACATGGTTGAACCATTAACAGATTCTGAAATAGAAGGGGTTATTAAATCATTATTAAATAAGGATTATCGTTATAAATGTAAGCAAGAACCTATTAGAAGTTTTTGTGAATCAAAAATTTGTGTAAAAAGAAAATTTGGTGTTGGTGAAAATATACCTGCACCAGAAATAGAAAGAATAGAAAAATATCCTTCACATCCAACAATTTATATTGTGTATCTTGATGGTAAACCAGTTGAAGTAGATGGACATACTCTTCATGAATTTAATAAATTTTCTGTAGAGGTAATGGATCAATTAAATCAAGTGTTAATGCCAATAGGTACGGTTGTTTGGAAAAAATTATTACATAAGATTATGTCTAACAAAGATACATTTAAAATATTAGATGTTCCTCAAGCAGCAAGACTTGATTATCAGTTGAAAGAATTACTTGGAGATTTTTTAAATAGAGCAACAGGTAAAGTTATGGATGATGTTAAAAGAGGTATTCCATATACAGAAAACGGTTATAGTTATTTTAAATATCAAAGTTTTAATAGTTTTTTAAAAAGAAGTAAGTCTTGGGATTTACCAAAAGCAAAGACACAAAAAATGTTAGAAGATATTTTTAAAGCAAAAGAAGAGGTTTTAAAATTAGATAAGAAAGCAATGAGAATATGGAAGGTTGAATCAGTAAATGTTGATAAACCAATAATTACAGAATCTACAATGAAGGAGCCTGCATTTAAATGAAAAGAACAATTATTCCAGGGCCTCCAGGAACAGGTAAAACATACCATTTGATAAATAATTATTTAAAGAAAGAAATTGAAATAAATAAAATTTCTGGAGATAGAATTGCTTACTTAACATTTAGTAATGCAGCAACTAATGAAGCAAGAAAAAGAATATTACCTGCATTCCCACAGATAAAAGATTTCCCATACATATGCACTATGCATTCTTTAGGAACAAGACAACTAAATATAGATACTAATACACAATTACTTAAAGATGAAAAATGGAATGCTTTCAAAAACTTTTCACAAATATGTAAAGACTTATCTTTTGATTCTTATTTTGATCCATACACAGAAGCAATTACATATAAAAATGATCATATGAAAGTTATTGAATATTCAAGATGTAAAAAAATATCTATCATGGATGCTGCAATAGAATTAGATAAACATCAAACAATAGATATTTGGTTAACAGAACAAATTGATGCCGATTTAAAATCATATAAGAAACAAACAGGAATGATTGAGTATTCCGATATGATTAAACAGTTCATTGAGAAAGACAAATGCCCTCCACTCAGCGTTGTCTTTTTGGATGAAGCACAGGATCTGAATCCTCTGCAATGGGACATGTTCAATTACATTGAATCTCGATGTGAGCGATCATACGTTGCAGGGGATGACGATCAAACGATTTATACGTTTCAAGGTGCTGATCCAAATATATTTATAAATTTAAAAGGTGAAGTGGATGCAAGAGTTGAATCAAGAAGATGTCCACGTGTTATTCATAGAAAAGCATTAGATATATTACAACATGTAGATAATAGAATGATTAAGAGCTGGCTTCCAAGAAATGCGGAAGGACAAATTTTTGAAGATCAAAGATTAGATGATTTAGATTTTAGTAAAGGACAATGGATGATTATAGCCAGAACTAATCAAATGTTAAATCCAATTAAAGCTCATTTAACTACTTTAAATTTAAGATTTGATAGTAAAACTAATACAGTTTTATCTAAAGAATTATTAGAAGCCTATCAAGTATGGAATAGATTAAATGAAGGTGCAACTGTTGGCGCTGAAGAAGCTAAGGCAGTCTATAAAGTTTTAAATTATAATATGCAACATGTTGATTATGGATTTTCTAGTGGCAAGTCATTAGATGCTGTAGATTATGTAGATATAGATGATCTTATGCTTAATCACGGGTTACGAGTGACGGGGAGCTGGGAGCAATTAAATTTTAAGGAAGATACAAAATTATACATTAAATCATTATTAAATAGTGGTGATGATTTATTCAAACCTGCAAGAATTAAAGTATCCACAATACATGGTGTCAAAGGTGAAGAATGCGAAAATGTAGTCTTATATACAGGAATGGAAAAGATTATACATGACGCAGCATTAAGAAATCCTGATCCGGAACACAGATTGTTTTTTGTGGGTGTAACAAGAGCAAAAGAAAATCTTTATATCATGCAACCAGATATAGATGATTATTATAACTATATACCAGGAGATCCAATACTATGAGCAACAAAGCATTTTTTAGACAAGTAGGAGGTTCACATTATAAAAAATATAAAATCCAACCGTCTAGATTTATCAATGAGAATAAGATACTATTCGCTGAAGGTAATGCAATTAAATATATTTGCAGGCATCAAGACAAAGGTGGCAAGCAAGATCTAGAAAAAGCAATTCATTACATACAAATGATTCTAGAAAGAGATTATAACAAATGAGAGGAAAGAAAATGGCAGTATTTGATTTAGGATTATTCACAGTGTTGTGTATATATTGTTTTTTAATTATGGTATTAGCATAAATGTTTGAAGCTCAGAAAGAATGGATTTGTCCAGAAAATTATCCTGATTTAAAAGGATATAAATATATTGCAATAGATTTAGAAACTAAAGATCC